CATCAGGCAAAAGGTCGGTGTCAAACTTACCGCTTTTAAGAAGCTCCAGAGACTTATCTCTTTCTTTATCTAGTTGCGCTGTCTTTTTTCTAGCCCAAGACTGACCTTCATCACCGCCCCATCCTAGCCAAGCAATTAACCCCGCACTCGGCCAACCCTCTTCACCGCGTCTAAAGCCCTGACCCTGCTTATCACTCTCATGCCGGCTAAAGAAACTATGCATTCTTCGGACTGTTCTTGGGGAAAGACGCTCTTTTTTTATAAGTTGGTTTGCTCTTGCAACTCCAACCTGTGTCATACCCCTGCCATATTCTTTGCGAAGGTCTAAGCCGCGTTGAGCATTTTGACCCATTGAGGCTGTCGGAATGGTTTCAATGTCACTTTCTGCTTTTGTCTCGCCTTCATCAGCCCAGCGCTTGCAAACATACTCTGAGCGAATGTCAGCATTAAACAAATCGCAATAACCTTCGATGTTATGAATGCAATTACCGCAATACTTTTCATCGTCTCCCATTGCATATGCTTCTGGCAAAGAAGGTGGAACTTCCTCCCCGTCAGGATAAAAATCTAACTTGGTTTCGCCATAAGCGTCTTTTCCTGCGTCCTCAACGTCCGCACCATCATCTGTAGCAACATCCGCCCCACCTAACGGGAATAGGTTTGCCGCGATATAAACTTCATCACCGCCGTTGATTGGCTCTAGACCGAGCCTTTCTCTAGCTTCATTGCGGCTTATAATGCCTTCACGAACAGCCGAAGTCACATTTTCATAAACACGGCGGCGGCGCTCTGTCATGGCTGGGATAGCATCAATGTCATATTTGATTTTTATATTATCGCCGTAACTTGGGGATAGCCATTCATTAAGATCACTCTGTACTCGCTTTGCAAGGGGAATGATTGTTTCCTCATATAGAGCAAGTCTAGCCTCTTGAACATTGGAATAAGTCTGACTGTCAGGAATGCCGATCAGCTGGGAAGGTACGCCAAAACAAAGCGCGATGTCCTTTGCCGCCATATGCTTGTGCTGTAGGAAATCCATATCGCGTGGAGATAACGCCATTTCTTTCCAATCAAAATCGCCTTCTAGTAACATAGGACGACCAGCATTCTTTGCGCCAGAGAAGTGTCTGCCTAAGTCATCACTAACTTGCTTGCGCTGTGTATCACTAAGCATCAAGCTATTGCCGTTCTCATCCCTTGGTTTAAACACTATTGCGCCAGATGGACGCGCCCCGTTCATCAATAAGCCTACGTTGTGCTTTGCAATCATGTTGTGTTGGTCTAAATCAATAGCCGCCGCCATAAGGGGTGATAATCCCTGATAGTCGTCTAATGGGTTCCACATTTTGAAATGTTTAATTTCTGACTGACCTGAAATTGGGTCTGCTGGATATGAGTGAACTTTCTGTCCATTTAAATAATAATCATAAGACTTTGGAACTGCAGTATCGCTTGCAACAACCTTCATTCTGTCAGGGCGCAACATATAGAGCTCTGAGGGCACATTATTTACAGAACTAGCAAGAGCATAACTATTTCCAGACAACAAAAGATAACTATAAAGTGATTGAAAGTATTCAATTCCAGCTTCTGTTGGGTTAGGTCTATTAAGAAGGCTAATAATAGGGTGTGTTTCAAGCTCCATTTCGCCTTGGAAAACTTTAAATGGTATTGAAGCCGCGCCATTAGCAATTTCATTTACGCATTTATACACTATAGCGTTTTGCTGATACCCTTCGGTCGCGTATGTTTTGAAATCATCGCGCCTATTGGCTGAGTATATTGAGTTACCCGACATAAATACCTTCGGTGCTTCTTTGTGTTCAAATGATTGCGGCGAAAAAACCTTCCGCAAATTATCTAAAAATGCCATTAGCTAATTCTCCATATTGGTTGCCCTGTTTGTTGGGTCAAATCCGTTAATGCCCAAACTAGAGCGTCTAATCTATCAGGGGACTTTCGACCCTCGGGTGTAAAAGATGTCAGCTGGTCTTCCAATGCTTTAAACTCTCCAACATGATGAACCTTGCCTTGCTCATAAAGCGCCGCGATTGGTTCAGCCCGTATAATCTTGCCTCTACTCGCCCTTACAGCAGTGTAAGGTATTTGCCTATCTATTGTTCTTACCACTCTTTCGACCAAATCTCCACCATTATTGACTTCAGCTATAAGTCTATCAGCATTATATTTATGAAAAACATGAACAGCTTCACGCGCCCAAGTGTCAGGGCTTCCATGTAAACTTCTATCTTCTAGTACATAAAACTTACCATTGGAGCATCTGCCAGCTACAACAATCCCTGTTTCGTCACTGCTTTCCGTGTTTGTTACCGCTGGGTCTACTGCAACTACAATTCTTTGTAGGTCTGGCAAATTTTCAGGTTTAAGCCTAGAGGCTTCGATCATATTCCAATTCCAAAGAGCGCCCTCAATATCCTCAAGAACCTCTGCATATAGCTCTTGTCTACCTAGCCTTGTGCCTTCGTATTTTTCTTTAAGCTGTGCCAGAGCTCCAGCCGCTAAGTTTTCTTCATTATCAAAAGTGCTTCCGCGAGTAATCACAGTTCCTGTTCGTTTAAGCAAATTCTTGATAAGAGGCGTTGGTTTGGGTGTTGTTGTTATTACACATTGTGGATTTTCACCTAAACGCAATCCAAACATCAGCTGATCAAATGTTTCTGGATAAGGCCAAGCGGCGATTTCATCACACCATGCTCTGTGAAATTGTGGACCGCGAAGTCTATCTGGTTCTGTTGCCGCAAAGCCCTGTATGATTGAGCCATTATACAACCTAATCTCTTGAGCGGTATTGTTATAACCCTGACCGCGCCCAGATAGTAGACATTCCTTAGGTAAATAAGAAAGTATCCCGCTCTCACCGCCGAATGCTACGCGCTTTAAATCTCCGAATGTAGGTACAACAACTGCAACTCGCGTGTTGGGGTTCTTTAATGCATATACAGCCGCATCAGCGCCGCCGGTTCTTGTTTTTCCCCATCCACGACCAGCAAGTATAAGCCAAACAGCCCAATCACCCATAGGGGTAACTTGTTCGTTTCTCGCCGTATCAACCCAATCACTGTATAGTGTGGCTAGCCCTTTGTGACTTTTTCTCGGCAAGTTCGTCCAATTGGTCAATAATTCTTGTGAGGCTTGTTGGGATGCTGTCATCTGATACTACCTGTCTAATTTCTGCGGCTTCACCTAAAGCGAGCTTGCCAGCCTTTTGTGCCTTTAGGACAGTTTCAGCTATGTCCTTTAATTCTGGAGTTGAAAGGCTATCTCCGCCTGTTACACGATCTTGTTGAGCCGCTTGTGTTAGCTTCCTGCCAATCCTTGCAAAGATGTTTTCCGACAAAGTCATTGCGGTATCATCAAACTTATCAGCCTTTTGAGCTTTGCGTTTTGCCCTTTGGATAGACCTTTGCGCTTCATATTGAGATTTAAAATGGTTTCTTTGACCTTGCCAATCTCCATCTTTTGATCTTTTGTATGCAGTCTTAACAGGTAAATCGTGTTTTTTTATTAATTCATCTATTGTTGGGAATACCCGAACACCATCATCAATGTAGCCTTCAACAAACTCTAATCTGAGCTTTTCTGTCTTAACCTGATCTAACTTACTGTCTGAGCGTGGAGACATCTGACCGCCCTCTCTTATTCGCCTGTTTCTAGCCATTGTAGCAATTCTTTTGCCATTTGTATAGAATGAGATGGTTCAGTTAATGATCTATGCTCTACCTTTGTCCCAAACTCTGCGGAAATGTTGCGTATTTTTGTGGCTCTACCCTTCAAGAATACATCACTTTGGGTATCCCCCCTTAGTACATGCCTTTCATGCAAAACCTGTTTTGATGCACTTAAAATAATAATCCTTAAATCATAATGCTGTTCTATTAACTTTAAATTATCTTTTGTGAATAACCTGTCGCCTTCAAATATTATATGCCTCTTCCTAAGTGTCACATATTTTTGAAAGTCTTTATTAACCGCCATTGATAGTCTGTCTGTACCTAAAAAAGTTCCACCAGAGTTATAAAGACCCATCAAGCTTACTAAGCTATTGTTATTAATATGACCTCGCAAAAGACCACCTTTTAAATTATGTGTGACCTTCATTGAATTATAAACTTCTTTCATCATGGTTGTTTTACCAGTAGCGGGTTCTCCCCCTACAGCTACACATCTCATCATCAGAACATACTCCTCATAAAATCACCCTTTTTTAAGAAATCACTAAACTTATCTTTTTTTATTTTTCTTGAAGCCGCCAACATAGGGTGAATTGTTTCTCTTCTAGCTTGCCAATAAACATCCCAGTTCACACCAGTCCATCCATCATTCTGCACTCTGCTAATTTCTTCTGCCTGTCTGTCTAGATAATATCCAAGATAGCGCCCGTCTCGCTCACGGAATATCTTCTTAAAGGAGCAAAGGCATGTTTCCATATCGTAAAAGTCACCTTTTGTACCAAATCTACTGTTTGTTTCGCTTAGAATAGAACCAGCTTCCAGCTCAAGCATTTGAACTTGACTATCATCCAGCTTTTGTCCGGCAAGCTCCTCTAGACCCAAAGCATATAACAAGCCTGTCCTGTGGCTCTTACTTCCCTTATCATCCCTGAGAACAAGGTCTGGCGGCTCGGTTTGTATATCAGCGCATTGCTTTAATGCTTGCATGTAAAACCAAGTGGAATATCTTCCAAACTTATATAAAGAACCGCTTATCTCTCCCCATAGAGCTTTGAATGGGTCATTTGTAGAGCGCATAATCTTTTCAAACTTCGCTCTTTGTGTTCCTTCTGGATTATTTGTATGAACCCATTCGTAATAAGAGGAAAATTGCTTTGGAAGGTGGCCTTTATTATACTTTGTATCTGTCTGATATCTAAGTCTTTTATAGTTTATATTGTTCCATTCCTCAAGCCTCTTCTCACCAACAAGCTCAAAGTCTGGAAATTCATTCCATATTACCCAAGAAGTCGGAGCATAATAAGTAGTTCCATATAACCAACAAACCCATAGCCTTTGCTCTATGTTAAACTCATATCGGTCAAACATATATTTCATCATCCACAAAGCGGGGTCACAATCTTTATACCTCAAAGACCAAGCAAACCATCTAATGAATGCCTCTTTGCGATTATCTTTTTTACGATAATCTATATTTGTTTGAATAAAGCTTTCCGAAGCCAAGCTGATTTTACCTCTTTTATTGCGCCCATTACTTGCGCGGCTTTTTTTACGCCGAAACTATGATCTTCTAGACCTTCAGCCTTTAATTTTTGTATAACTTTTACATCAGGTAAGCACACTATGGGGTTTTCAATTGCTTTCTTTCTAAATTCTAATTGTTCTTCTCTAGTAGCAAAAATGGGCTGATCTGACCTTAATGAACCTGTTGGGTCTACTGCCCAAAAAACAAGGCCATTTCTATAGTGCCAGCTAACGCTACTAGGAGTGCAACTCATTTTCAGCCTACCCATATCATGCTGTATAGCGTGTTCTAAGAAACTATCCCAAGCTTTTGAGGCGTACCCCTTTCCCTCTTGGCCTTGAACTGTGCATATTTCGTATAAATTGACATACCTAGTTCTCACAGAAAAAGTCGCGTATATAACACTCTTAATTCCGTTATCATCATGAACTAAAGGCGGATACCTGTCATAATTGCCAAATCTTTTCCAAAGACTATGTGATGCTGAAAGGAATTTAGTGTTTCGACCATCTTTTGAGTTTTTTATGAGGTCTAAAATTTCCTCTTCTTCTGTCAGCCTCATGGCTGTAAGTCCTCAAAGCCTTCGACCATCGCATAAGCCATGTGACCGGTTTTAATTGTGACACGATGATGTTCACCCGCTTTGCATCGCGTTAAGTGATGAAATTCACCGCTCCTGTTGAAAATATCTTCAGTACTTGCAACATAACAAGCGCCTGTTTCATCGTCATAATCATACCAAAGAGGCCTTTGACCATTGCGGAAGAAACCAAGTTCTTCTCCATTACCTTCTGCAACTAAAAGCGCACATGAAATAGAAGCGTTTGGGAATGCCTCCATAGGATGTAAATCTTTTTCAAAAGCTAATAACAATAGTTCAGTGTCATTGCGCCCTGTGGTCTCAAACCCATAAAACTCTTCCCATTCCTCCGGCGGTAGCTGTGTTACTACTCCATTATGGGCAATAGAATAATCTTCCCCTGCAATCGGTTGATTATACTCTAAATCACTTGTTGAATATCTACAGTGTCCAATTATTGCTACAGTTTTGATTGTAGGAATTTCAAACAAGCTGGCTCTTACGGGTTCTTTGATGGTTTTGATAATGCCATCTTCAAAGTAGCTTATACCAGTAGCGTGCTGTCCTCTTATCATAGCTTGGAGCAACATTTTTCTAAATAAAATCATGTCGACACCATTTGGGTCAAAGGCGGCAACTATTCCACACATATTATTGCTCCGCGTTAAGACCAGTTAAGTCTTTTCGACCCTTGATAATCTTTAATTCTTCATCTGCATTACCACACCGAAACATATTTTCTCTATAATAACTTACAATAGATATACGTTCATAAGGTTGTTTCGCTTTTATTTCTAAGTTTCCATGCCATTCATGGACGTTGAAAAAACAAATATCAGTATTTCGCACGTCAAATCCAACTCGGTAGCGCGGCAAACAAGTATATCCACCTTCAAACTTACCCGCTTGCAAAACAGCAATATTACCAAAGCCTCCTTTGAAGTCTCCAGCATCTGTATGTATGGCTGTTCTAAAATTTTTATTGACTGTGACTGTCGTGAAAACTGTATCGCCAATCAAGAAGTCTGCGTTAGTTTTTTGCGCCATTTCATTTTGTGCGCTCCAACGCTCAGGGCATGCATCTTTAAATTGATCAGATATGTGCTTTATATATGGGTAAGCGCCACGAAACTGATCAAAGTTTTTTTCTGTCCAAGCAGTTTGCCGGCAATAAGGAAACCTCACTGTTCGGTCAAAGTATCCAATTATACCGCTTTTTACTGTTTTGGCTCTTAAAGTATTTGAAACATATCCATCTTTTGTGATTGTAGCAAATCTCTTTTGTTTTTTCTCACCACCAATAACACCAGAATATCCTGTAAGTGTTTTATCCTCTGATGCAGTAAACTCACCCGCCGCGCTTCCACGATTATTTGTTGGTGTCGCGGCATGTCTTAAAATACCATATGCCTGTTTACATAATGCTTTAGGTATTACATTTTTTCTAAACATAAAAAGAGGATTGCCATCGCTATCATAAGCATCACAATCATAATCAATTATGTGGTCAATTTCGTCGTTTTTTATCAGAGAACCTGACCGCTCTCCCCATTCTTCAAAAGTCCCGTGAGCTTTCGCTTCATAAATCTTTACACTCATTTGATACCGCCATATATACTGCGTCTGTTAAATTATCTATACCATGTTTTTCTTGTATCTTCACGCACATTTGTTTGAATTTAGGCTCTGTATCCGTGTCCAAATAAAGCATTAGCATCTTTACATGATTTGCATTTGCACCATCCAAATCGTTAAATTCTAAACTATCATCAATCTCATCAAGCTCTTCATCAAATTGCATTAAGTCTTCACCAGACATTTTTGCAATCTCATCAAGGTCAAATCCAGTGAGATTTAAGTCAAAATCTAGCTCTTGTAATGCTAAAAATTCTGACTTTAATAACTCTTTGTCCCACTCAGCAAGCTCTGAAGTCTTATTATCAACAATCCTGTAAGCTTTTTTCTGTGCCTCTGTAAGACCTTTTGCTATCAATACAGGCACTTCTTTCACGCCCATGCTTAAAGCCGCTAGGTGGCGCGTATGACCGGCCAAAATAATCTTTTCTTCATCGACAACTATAGGCTGTTGCCATCCAAATTCCTTAATACTGTCAGCAACCTTTTCTACAGCGGCAGAATTGTCTCTGGGGTTCTGATCATAAGGCAGAATTTCTTCTATTTTGATTTGTTCTACTTTCATCCTGATAGCCTTTTTTTACTTATTTGTAATTTTTTTAATCATTAATTGCATAGAACGCAAATAAAAAAGACCCCTGCCATAAGCAAGGGTCAGTTAGATCAGTAATGATCTGGCGTTTGAGAGCAGTCAAACATCGTTATATTCGTTAATTTTTACCTGTTTATCAAGTGATAATTTATAAGGCTTAATGTTGTCTGATTTGATAAGACCTTTGTTAAGCATTTCTTTCAATCTATTACCACTTAAATAAGTTTGACAAACAGCTTCACCATTTCTTATTCGCTTTGCATTAATAACTAATGGATTTGACCAATTATTAGTGTCAGTCCCAATCTGTTCTTTTAATTTAAAGTTTTTTGAATTTTCCCGAACACCCTTCATAAACATGGCTATTGACGGCCATTTTCTAGATACTTGGCTTTTACGGACATATCTCGCAACTTTTTCTAAATGCTCTTTAAATGCATGATCATCAAGATTTGGTAGCTCACTGTTTATATCCTCAACCATCAGCACCATTTCTTCCCTTGCCGCGTTTTCATCAAGGTGGCTTGGGGGCTCATACCTCTTCAATAAATTAAAAAGCCAAGCCGATACCATTTGTTTTCTCTGTTCATATCTCATTTGTTTTCTATCCCTAATACTCCACCCCGAAAGAGGCGATCTAAATAATCTGATGATGATGTTGATGCTATTTCTTCCAACTCATCATCCCATCTGCCTTGATTTAGCCAAGTTGCAGGGTGAGGTATGAATTTCTTTTCTTTTTTCGCTACACTAACGGCAAACGGCTTAATAGCATCAAGTATCACATCTACACCAACCGAATGAGAAGCTTTGATAAAAGCTTTCTCTGCATTAGTCTTCCCAATTTTTCTTGGATAACAATTCCAAAACTCTTTAAATCCAAGCTCAACCGATCTTAATATGGTTTTACTTACCTGTTTAGATATTACCTGTTTATGGGGGTGTCTCTCTGATACGGGGAGGGGTGTCTCCGAGACACTAGGTGGGGTGTCAGCCTGACACTGGGGCACAACTTCAAATGATAAGAAATACCTATTAGATGTTTGACTGCCATTTTCTCTCTTGGCCGTCTCCACACTAAGGTATCCTTTTCGTTGTAGATTTTTTATTGACCTAATTACAGTAGACTTTGAAAATTCTACATCTTCAACAATCTTTGAAATGCTAGGAAAGCATCCATAATCAGGATTATGTCTATTAGCCAAAGCTAACAATACCATTTTCTCATGCACAGTAAGCTTTCTTTGCTTCCATGCCCAATTCACTGCTTCAAAGGACATTTTTAATCCCCCTTGCGCTTGATGTATTTAGTGTTATTATAGTTTCCATAGATGGTGACCTCCATTTAGATGTTATTGGCCATGTCCTTAATCTAATTAGTGACATGGCCTTTTCATTTTTCAGTATTCAAATATTTTTGCAATTTATCAATCGTTCTTCGTGAAGGCTTACCCCCTCGCATGATACGACTAAGTGCGGCGTATGTCATTCCAATCCTTTCTGCGACAACCTTTAAACGCCTGTCAGAAAGCTTTTCACGTAGACTACTCAAGTCTTCTTGTATGTCTTCAATCTGCAATTTAAGCTCCTTTTTTTGCGAATAAGGCAAAAGCCTATTGCCTTTATTGCTCATATGGCAATACTAAGCAAGTAGCAACTTGGAGGTCAAAATGCTAAAACCGATAAAAAACCCGCCTATCAGCTTTGTAAAAACTGAAATTTACAATGCTATTGCAAACAGCACTATAGAATTGTTGGAAAAAGAAAAAAAAGGTGAAATAACTTCATCACAATTCAATGTGCAAGCTTTCCCAGCGAATGCTCTTAGCACAATAGATAATGCAATTAAGAATGCTATTGAGCTTTTTAATTCTGAGGAGAGCAATGATGAGAGTTAATTCTTTGTTGATAACTTCTATTGCTGAAGAGCTTGCCCCTTACAAAGACGATCAAGAAGCATTTTGGGATACCCTAGATGCTGAAACTGATGTCTTAGATTTAGTCGGACAGGTACTTAAAGAATTGTCAGACGCGGAAGCCGGCATGATTGCTTGTCAAGAAATGGTCAAACGCTACACTGAGCGGAAATCATTGATGGATTTACGCAAAGTACGGCTAAATAAAATACTTAAAACAGTTATGCTTTGTTGTGATGAAACAAAAATACCCCACCCACTTGCAACAGTTTCATTGAGAAATGGTATGCAGAGCGTGGTTATACACGACGAAAAAGCCATTCCAACGCAACTTTGCAAAACAACAGTTACCCCAGATAAGGCTGAGATCAAAAAACAGCTAAAAGCTGGTGTAGAAATAGATGGTGCAGAATTAGTCACCGGCCAACAAACAATATCTGTGAGGATGAAATAATGTCAAAAGAAAAATCAGAAGCTATTAAAGCATTCGCTCTTTCTCAAGCTCAAATGGGTGCGGCGATCAAAAACTCTAAAAACCCATTCTTAAAAAATACATATGCTGACCTTACAGCTATTCAAAATGCTGTTTACCCTGCTTTTCATTCTAATGGGTTTGCTATCGTACAAACCCCAAGCAAGGATGAATTGGGTTCATATGTTGAAACGTCATTTATTCACAACTCTGGAGAAGTTTTTTCAGGCAGGGTTTATCTTGAATACAAGGCCAACGATATGCAGTCATTGGGCGGAGCTATTACCTATGCCCGTAGATACGGACTAGCGGCCATATCGGGTGTGCCTGTTGAGGATGATGACGGAAATGCGGCAACTGGCCGTGGAAACAGTAAAGCCCCTCAGAAGCCCTTAAATAAAGCGCCTATGACCCCGCCAAAACAACCTCAAGGAACACCAACTCAGCGTGGGGTTAGGTTTATAAAGTTTATTGAGACAGCTGACAGCGAATTGTTGGCATCACAACTTACCAATGGTTTTGATCTTATTGAAGAAATAAGACAAGAGGATGCAGATTTTGCTACAAAAATGGAAAACTCTCTAGAAACACGTCAATTAGAATTAGGAATGTTATAATGTTAAAAATTACTGCTATCGGAAATGTCACAAGGGACAATGAATTAAGAGAAGTTAATGGAACAAAGGTCTTGAACTTCAGTATTGCTAGAAATGACCGCAGAACGAAAGAAGTCACTTATATTGAATGCACATTATGGGGCGCTTTAGCTGTAAATCTCTCTCCATATTTAAACAAAGGCTCTAAGGTCTATGTGGATGGTGAGTTAAGTATGAGAGAATATAATGGTAAAAGCTCTTTAAACTGTAGGGTGCAAGATATTGAGCTTGTTGGTGGCCGACCCCAAATGGATGAAGGCCAACAACAAATGGCACAATACCAAAAGCCGGAAACACAAAATCATCAACAGCAAGATTTAGATGATGAAATCCCGTTTTAAACCCAAGCTTCAAGTCGAAAAGCGTGAAGGGCAGTTTTTGCCCCTCACTCAATATGATGCAGATGAAATAGAAGCTCATCCAAATGGTCAGCTTTATGATGTAAAACCTGTAGCAGATAGATCAAACCCACATCATAAATTATATTGGGCAATCTTAGGTAAAGTAGTCAAAGATACTAACCTCTGGCCAACATCAGCGCATTTGCACGATGATCTTAAGATGCTTTGCGGACATTACAGAACAGTAGTTAATCAAGCATCTGGAGGTATTTATTACATACCTGACAGCATCGCCTACAGCAAAATGAATCAAAAAGAATTTAATGAATATTTTGATCAAGCTATGGCTAAATTATCGGAGACTTTACAATATGACCCCACAGTACTTGAATAAAAGCCATGTTGAAAAGGAAAAATATGTTGCAAATCTTTTAGCTAAAAAATGGAATTGCAAAGTTGAGCATCAACATAAATTTTCTTCATATGATTGCATTGCACATAGAAGCCAAGACCCATTAGCCTTTGTTGAATTGCGGGTTTTGAATTATAAATATTACGACCTTGATAGCATCATGATCAGCTTAACTAAGCTCATTGCTGGCAGACAACAAACAGAAATAACTGGAATTAAATCTCTTTTTGTAGTTCACTGGGCAAAGTCACAAGACACTGGATGGATTGATGTGAATAACATAGTTGAGGAAAAACCTGATTTCCGCGTAACTTTAAAAAATACCAACCGCCTGAATGCTCCTGAAGAAATAGAAGTATGTAGGTACATTCCAACGTCACACTTCAATATAATCGGCGATAATTTTTTATGAAGCGTATGTGGTTGTAAAAAATTAATGTGGACTAACCCAAAAAAACCAAAGGAAAAGAAAGATGGAAATTATCTGCAGGAAGTGCGGCGGCAGAGGTGTTGTATTTGCCGAAAATTTGGAGAAGTCCAGCGAAGCCCAACTCAAGCGCACCACCCGATACATGATAGGTTCTCGGGTAAAAAGCGCCCTGACAAAACTGCGATACCACTTTGTGAAGGCCATCACCAAGGTCTTTGGGATAATACCAAAATAGCTATTCATAAAGAGCCGAATTTATGGAGAAAAAAATATGGTGAGGATTATAGTTATACCCAAGATACCTTAACATCTATTGAAGGTGGGTTTTCGTAAGTTTCATATAGCTTTCTTGCTCTGATGCTATGAACTTGTGCATCATCGTTATATATAACTTTATTGCATCCGTCTAAGATTGCTTTGATAATGTTGTCAATGTCAGGCTTAGATGGGCGCAAAGCCCCCATTCTTGCTTGGTTTTGTTTTTTCTTTGACCAACTTACCGGCACAGGTAAATAAGCATCAATTTCAACATGAACAGAACATTCGGTAGGGTTTAACTTTTTATTTGCCATAGCAACCCAAGCTTCTTGAGCAATGTTCTTCTCATAATTTTTGCTTTTAGCTGGGGTATATGTATGACCAGTTCTTGTGAACCTTGGCCTAGCTTTTCCCACTGGAGCGCCAATAACCTTAAAAGTAACCTCAAACTTCTTATCATCCGTCAACATTTGTGTATAATGCTAATAACTTCGGAGGCTGTCAATGCGAGAAGATATAAAGACTGTTTATGTTGCTATGGGTGAAAAATGTGATCTTGCTATTGTTGGAGCGATGATCCCACACCTTGCTGATATTTATCCTGAACACACACTCACCATAAATACTAATACTCAATTTTCCGCAAAGAATGGTTTAGGTGAAGCTATTATTGTTTGCTGGGTAGGAAATGAAGAAGAATTTACAGTGTATGATGTTTGGGACTACCTTTGCCTTGAAGGTTATAGCGGTATACAAGAAGGCCAAACCATACATTAATTTGCTATAGCAGAAAAAAAGCACTTGCTTTCTTACATTATTAAAGAGAGGTCTCCTATATAAACAGCATTTAGGAGGTCAACATGCTAGATTTTACAAACGATAATGATTGGAACTTTGAGGTCGAAGAGCGTCCTGTATTGGTAGAAGGTCTTGGTATCATAGAAGGCAAGAAAGCTTTAGTTCGTGCAGATACAAACACCCTTATGGGAGTTCACTCAGAAAACTACCGGATGATCAGTCACGACGAAATAGTTAATGGTCAGTATGAAGCTATCAAAGAAGCCAATATTAGCTCTGATTTTGAATTTAAAGTTCATTGCATTGATAGCGGCAAGAAGCTGAAAGTTGAAGTTTTGTTCAATGATTTGGTTCAAGAGCCAATCAGAGGTGATTATGTATCATTCCGCGCTACAGCTTTTAATAGCTATGATGGTGCTTGGGCATATCAAAATCAAGCAGATGGTTATCGTTTAGCTTGCCTTAATGGGATGGTAAGCAGTGATATGATCTCAAAAGTTTGGGCGCGTCACACTACAAACCTAAACATTGAGAATGCGGCAAAGACTATCAAAAACAGCTTAGAAATATTCCACAATCAAAATGACATTTGGAAAAATTACACAAAATCTAAAGTTGAGCGTCAAGATGTGGAAAAGTTTTTTAAAGCAAAAGTTGTAAACATGAGCCAAAAAAGCAGTGATGAGTTGTTCAATAAACGCCAGCTTAATAATCTCTTAGGCCACTACGACGAATACCAGCGCGGTATGGGCTCTAATAAATGGTCTGTCTACAATGCTCTTACTCACTGGTCTACACATACTATGGACGCAAAATTACCAGATGTGACCACACGTTATCGTGAAAAGAAAGTAGCCGAAGCAATGTCATCTAAGATGTTCGCGGCAATATAATATAAATATTTGGGGCTGGGTTAACATTCAGCTCCAACTTTTTTGCTTTTATAGTAAATTAAAGTTTTACTTTGGCAAAGTATCGAATAATATAGTTCTAATGAAACATCTTTTGGAGGTTAAAAATGCCAAATACATTAAAATTTCTTGAATCACAAGAAGCCGCTTATCAGCGCATGTTAAAGCGCAAGCCAGCATTCGTTGTGCATATTCGGACTGAAAATCTTGAACATTTTATTGAGCTTGATGCTGATAGCCCCGAGCAAGGAGAAAT